ACCGTCAGGGTAGCAAGTAAAGCCTCGAAGACGTGGTGCATACTTAGCCAGTATTGTAGCAAACTCCATCACACGGTCTTCGTTGTTGCCTTCACTGCCCCACGGCGGTAGGTTAATCGTAGACGAGATAGACATATCAACATAGTCTTGTACGTCAGCTTGGAACTTCAGCCGCCGCTCAAAGTCATTCACCATAGACGATGATGTCTGTATCTTGTCAGGGTCTAAGCCGTGTGTAGTAATTAGGTCTTCAGCTGTAGCATCTACAACGTACTCGTACTTCCACTTGTCACCACCAACTAAGTAGCGGCGCTTGTAAGCAACAGCGTACAGAGGCTCTATGCCTGTTGTAGTGCCTGCGAGTATGCCTATAGTACCTGTAGGAGCGATTGCACGATATGCAACAGGGCGACTGATGCCACGGGAGTCACAAAGAAGATTAGCAGCTCTTTCCGATTCATCTCTAAATACCTCTAGCCACCTGTGTAGCTCTTCTGTTACTTCGTAGTCACTGCCACGCTTCAGCAGAAACTCGTGCATACCCATCAAGCCCAAGCCGAGCCTTCTGTTCTTCTGTCTAACAGCATACACTTTTTTAGTTGGAAGGTCTGCTGTGAGCGTGCCTGCGACAAGGAACATCGAGGCGACTCGAACGATTGCTCTGAACTCCTCGATATCATCAATTGCGCCAATATTAATACTTCCAAGATTACACACATCTGAATCATCCTCACTAGTGACTTCGGTACAAGCGTTCCTGAGTGTTTCATTCTCTTTATCTCCGAAGTTAAAGGAAAATCCCGGCTCTCCTGTCATTAGTGCTTGACGGCAATTCTGTACAAACGTCTCAGGCAAGAAGCCGTTGTTGACAGCATCTAAGAACTTGTCATCGTAGTTAAGACTGATGTTAGTCATGTCTAGCGGTGCAGGGAAGTTAAAGTTGTTCTGCTTAGCATCAAACACTGTAACGCCTTCAGCGATGGGCAGTGCGTGCCAATCTTTAGCAGTCAAGAACTTCTGTGCGTCACCGTGTTGCCAGTTCAGTGAGGCATAGATAGCACTACGTCTACTGCCGCCCTGCATCACGTTTCTGCCTATTTCGTTTATAGAGTTCATTAGTGGCAGTGGACCTGACGCTTCCCCGCCTGTCCTGCCCAGTGGTGACCCGCTCGGACGAAAGACGCTGTAGTCTATGCCAATGCCGCCGCCGCTCATCAGACAGTCGCTTGCTCGTTGTGTTAGCTTTCCCCATTCTTCTCTAGTGTCCTCTTCACCTTTTAACAGATAGCAGTTGTTGTAGAAACTAGCCTGTCTACCTGCATAGTAAATGTAACGACCGCCTGCCATGAACTTAAACTGCTTCATAGCACTGCCTAGATACTCTGAGTCTTCAGTGCTTAGTATGCCTGTACAGACATCGTGCATAAGGTCGTCTACTTTCTCTGCCCACGTTTGCGTCTCGTTCAAGGCGTACTTGTTGCGGAAGATTGACTCACCAAAACTGTTTCTAAAATCGCTCATAATGCTTCCATCTCTGCTGTAATATCTGTGAAATTGATTTCTTTAAATTGGTCTAACGGCATCCAACAACACGGTTCGTAGTCTTCAGGGTCTCCCCTATCTTTCCTGCCTCCCATGCCTAGTCTAAACTTAACAGTAGCTAAGTCAGCATAGAGAACACAATCAGAAAACTCTACAACTAACAGACATTTTGTGTCCGTCTGCTGCGCCAATGTCTGAGCCGTTAGATACTTGTCTAGCGACAGCATATATTCAGAATATCTGTTACTAGGTATATTCCTTTTCTTTAGCTCAGCCCAAGCGTAGATTACACCGCCACGAGAGAGGGCGTAGTCAACCTTGTACTTACGACCTAGCTTTGTTGTTTTACAAGACCATTGATCTGATAACTTAGAGGCCAACCTGTCTTCTGCCGCTAGTGTGGTGCTGTTCTCGTATACAGGTCTCATGCTGCCTGTCCTCTATCTGAGTCTTTAATAAATACACCTGCGCCGTTGAGATAGCCTTTACGATCTTTGATGTCTTCGTAAGCGACTTCTAAACATTGTTCTAGTGTTAGTTCGTTCATCATTGCTAAGTTGTTCAACACCACCAAGCAGTCGCCAATATCGTCTGCTATATCTCTATGCTTTGCTACGTTGTCAGCAAGTTCGCCTACCTCGCTAACTAGCTTTAGAGTCTGTGTTGCTACAATACCGTTCCTAAAGATGCCACGTTCGCTGCTCCACTTGGTACACAGCTGTAGTAATTCGTCCATTCTAGACATTGCTTATCTCCTGCGCCAATCTATCTAAGTACCAACGTGCTTTGCGTAAGTCTTCTACACCGTTCTTGTCTTGCCAACGATGCGTATACTTGATTACGTTGCCGTTAAGATAGCCTAAGAAGGCTTCTTTACTGAGTCTCTCTTTAATGTACTCAATGCACTCAATACCGCTGCCCTTGTAGTGGCTAGGGTTGATAGCATCTTTTATAGGTTCTGCTGCTCTCTGCTCAGCGTTAATTTGCTCACTAACACGTCTAGCGTGCGCTCTACGTTTCTTACTTATTGCGTCCCACTCTTCAGCAGGTGAATTGTCAAGAAAACTCATCGTCATTTTCTCCTAAGTCTTCGATTATTTGATCTAGTTTGTCCTCTACCTTATCCTCGAAGCGTTCTACAAGCTCCGTAGAGTTAATCTCTAACGTCTCAAGTACAGTTATCTCATCTAAGAGAGACAGCTGCTCCTTTATCTCTGTGAATGTTTTACTCATTCGTAGACTCTCCGTACTTCTTTCTAAGGTAGGACATACTAATTGGCAGCTCGTCAAAGCTACCGTTGTTTACTTCGTTGAATATCCAAAGCCCACGCCAAGACTGATTAGTCTGCGGTGTGAGATAGCTTTGGTCTTCTTGATAGAAGATGCCTGCGAACAGACCAGTGACTGACACACCGTCAGCTCTACGTGCGTAGGCGATGTCCCTGTCTTGTACGTGACCCATGACACAGCTAACCATCTTCTTAGTCAGCATTAGCTTAGCAGACGACACAGGGCGACCCATAACGCCAGAGGTGAAGTAGTGTGAGTAGGCTATGCCGTTAATCATCTTAACTTCTAAGAACGGCACAACTTCCCAACCCATCTTCTCTAGACCAAGGTCAGCAAACGACATCAAACCCTCAAGCTCAGGACTATCATCTACTGCTCTAGTGATCCTGTTCTCGTGGTTGCCAAGTAAGAACACTAGCTTAGGTTTCCACACCTTGTGCTTGTTAGCGCGTTGCCGTGCTTGTTCTTCCTTGATAGGAGCTAAGAAAGCCTGCATAGCAACCTTGCCTGACTCTACGTCTGCTTGATAACGCCTGCCTTCAAAAGACTTCTTACCTTTGTCATAGCTAGACAGACTAGGAAAGTCCCAGTGGTCACCTAGATGGATGATAACTTCAGGCTTCATAGCGACTGCATACTTACCTGCCCACGTCAGATGCTCTATATTAGAGTCTGGTTTAACCTGCGTGTCTGGTATGACAAAATGTCTCATGTCTTCTTCCTCGCTGCACGTTCTGCGTTAGTTTTCTTCTGGTGACACTCTACGCACAAGACCTGCATACCGTCTGCTTCACAGAACAACCTCTCTGAGAAGCCTGCAATGTCTTTATAGCTGCTTAGTTTGCCTGCCGGAATAATATGGTCTACCTGTATCTCTTTGTTGGTATGCCACTCTGAACACTCAGCACATTGATACTCGTACTTGTGCCTGCAACCTTCTACTGTACGCTCTGCGTCCTTCTTAACTTGAAACTTAACAGGGTAACGACTGTAAGCCTGTCTAAGCGCTGATCGTATGAACTGCCAATAACGTGCTTCTGTCCAAGTCTTTCCGGCTCTAGTGCGCGGTACTAGTTGCTTCGCCATAAAAGCGTACTCCTGTAGGACGTTCTCGTGGAGGCATCCACATCTGTCCTGCTGTGCGTCTTAGCCACAGTAGACGTGCATTCTCCAACGCCCTGTCATAGCCTAACTGGTCTTCGCAAATGTCCCACATATCAGTTTCTTTGCGGCAGTTGCCAATCAGTTCGTGTGCGCCACCTGCGCCTATACCGTCAACACCAATGATGTTGTCAATAGCGTCGCCTGTGAGTATCTGTTTGTAAAAGCTCTTCAAGCCTATCTCTGAGCTTACGAAGTACTCTTCCTTCTTCACAAAGTTATAGTGCATACCTGCCACTTGATCGAAGTCTTTATCAATACTTACCATGATAGGCTCGTCGTTCAAGTACACAGACGAAGCAGCAACAGCTATAGCATCGTCAGCCTCTTCACCTTCGATCATGACTGCTTCCCAGTAACCAATAGCATACTCGCGTATAGCAGGCAGCAGAATAGGTTTTGCGCCTTTCCTGTTTCCTTTGTACGGAGCAGTGACGGCAACGTCATGTCTGAAGTTGTCGCCTCCGGTTAGATAAAGTATGTAGTCGTGGTCAGGATAACGTATTAGAACGTCAGTGAGGATAGAGTTGAAAGCTCGTTTGACTTGCGCTGTAGCGTTGTCTAAAGAGACTTGTGCGTCATTCTCGCACGCACAAGCCGCCCGATAGCAAAATATATCGCCATCAATTAGAAGCATTACAGAGCTTCTTCTAAGCTAACGTCTACGTTGACTTCTGGTGTGTACTCGTTAAGGTCATTGATAACTAGCTTCATACACGTTGGTGAACGACCTTTCTTTCCTTGGAAGTCCCAATCGTAAGTACCTACAGCAACGGTGGCAGTAGAGCCGTTACCAACTAAGCAGCTAATCTCGTCACCGCTAGTGTTGTAAGCACGTATCGGATTAGTAGATTTGACTGTGAGGAAGCTACCACGATCATCGTCTTTGCTCTTTACTTGCAAGCCTCGCTCTTCTAAAGCACTAATGGCTGCGTCAGAGAGATTAGACAGATCAACTTGATACTTGCCAGACATCTCATTCTTAGTAGACAGGTTCGCCCAGAATAGAGTTGTCTTGAGGGTTGTGGGTTTTGCTTGTTGCATAGTATTTCTCCTAATTAAGGTTTGTGGATTTTACCACTAAATGTTGCTGTAAGTCAATGAGTTTCTGACCAATTATCTCCAATCTTAAACTCGCCATCCATAGGACAACGAAGATCAAAGTCCTCACCTGCCTTGCGTATCGCATTACGAAAGTGTAGTCCTACAGCCTTGGCATAAGCCTCTGGCGTCTCTACTTGAAACTCATCGTGTACGTTGGCGACCATCTTAAAAGGTATGTTCTGCTCTCTAAGACTCTCGACACCGTTCAGCAATGCTTTCTTCATAAGCGCTGCGCCGCCTCCTTGTAAGAGGAAG